AGTGGAAACTGTAGAAGTAAAGGAGTATTAAATGTTAGGTGATGATGAAATCAAAGAACTTCAAGATGAGATCAACATGCTTGAAGAACAACTACGTCAGCGTAAGCGTGAGCTATCTGAGAAACGTTACGCAGGTTTACGTGCAGCAATGGAGGCACGTAAGGAGGCTGACCAATTACTTAGTGAAGAACTAAAGGCACTAGGTGTTCGTCGTGTTAATTGGCATCCCTTCATCTAATGAAAAAACGATTTAGCGCAGCATTGAAGCACGGGTATCGTAGTGGTCTTGAGGACAAGGTGTCGGAGTACCTGAAGGAACAGAAGATTCCAGTTAAGTATGAGGCAATCAAGATTGAATGGGAAGACTTGATGTACCGCACGTATACTCCTGACTTTGTGCTGCCTAATGGTATCATAATAGAAACTAAGGGGCGGTTCACATCAGATGATCGCAGGAAACATAAGCTGATCAAGCAGCAACATCCTGACCTTGATATACGGTTTGTATTTACAAATAGTAAAGCTAAACTTAGCAAGGGGGCAAAGACAACCTACGGCATCTGGTGTGAACGTAATAACTTTCTGTATGCAGATCGTATTCCACCCTTGCAGTGGCTGAAGGAACGTGGTAAAGATAATCACCCAGACTTAATAACATTCCCTATGGAAAAAATAATAAGGAGCTAGTATGAGTAAAAAAGAAGATGAAACAATCTACGTAGACTTCACACCTAATGATTTCGTCATTCGTATATCACCTATAATGGACGATGATGATACGTGGACAGGTGAACTGAATGTGGGCTATCTGACAATGGACGAGAACTACATGAAGGAAGATGACTACGTACATGTTGATATAGTAACTAACATGGCACTGTCAGCTATACCTCTAATGGAAGAAGACCTAGAGTTTCGTAGCAAGTTGTACAAATACACACTAGATGCTATGAGTTCTACACCAGAGGAACACGTTAAGAAAGTGACAACAGAACACGAAGACGATAGCAACGTAATCAAACTACGATTCAACTAAGGAGATTAATATGGCAGACAATGTAAACCAACCACCACACTACAACCAAGCTGGCATTGAATGCATTGATGCCATACTAGCTGCTACTGGGGATGGGTTTGAATACTATCTTCAAGGTAACATAATGAAATACTTGTGGCGTTATCGTTACAAGAATGGCACTGAGGATTTACGCAAGGCTCAGTGGTATTTGAATAAACTGATTGAGGTGAAGCAGAATGATAGTCAAAGTATTCTTGACTTTGGAGATTGATGAAGAAGAATATCCTTTCCCAGTTGACGGTGACGTGACAGAGGAAACGGAAGAGACATTGAGAGATTGTATCTACGATGTGGATGGAATGGAAATTAAAACAATTAAAATACTAACGGAGTGAACATGAGCAATATATTACCAACAGACTACCAGTCGTTCATTCACAAGTCACGTTATGCCAAGTACTTTGATATTGGTGGGCGTGAGTCGTGGACTGACACAGTATCCCGATACATGGACAATGTTGTTGAGCCAGTAGTGGACAATGCTGCTAACGTAGCAAAAGAAATTGAACAGGCTATCTTGAACCTAGAGATTATGCCTAGCATGAGAGCTATGATGACTGCTGGCCCTGCACTTACACGTGATAACACAGCAGGGTACAACTGTAGTTATCTACCAGTAGATGATCCAAAGGCTTTTGATGAAGCCATGTTCATTCTATTGTGTGGTACAGGTGTAGGCTTTAGTGTTGAACGCCAGTACATCAAGAAACTGCCAGAGGTGCCTGAGTTACTATTCCCATCTGAGACTACAATCGTAGTTAAGGATAGCAAAGAGGGATGGGCTAAGGCATTCCGTCAACTGCTTGCACTTCTATGGTCAGGTGAGATTCCACAGTGGGATGTAGGACTTGTGCGCCCTGCAGGTGCACGACTGAAGACATTTGGTGGACGTGCAAGCGGCCCTGCACCTCTTGTTGAATTGTTTAACTTCACAGTTAATACATTTAAGAATGCAGCAGGACGTAAGCTATCATCTATTGAATGCCACGACTTGATGTGTTTCATTGGTCAGATTGTAGTTGTAGGTGGTGTACGCCGTTCAGCAATGATCTCATTGTCTAACCTGAGTGATGATCGTATGCGTCATGCTAAGTCAGGACAGTGGTGGGAGACTGCAGCACACCGTGCATTGGCTAACAACTCAGTATGTTACACAGAGAAGCCAGATGTTGAAACATTCATGCGTGAGTGGACTGCATTGGTAGAAAGTAAGTCAGGTGAGAGAGGAGTATTCAATCGTGAAGCATCTAAGAAACAAGCTGCGAAGTATGGCAGACGTGATCCTAACTATGATTTCGGAACTAATCCTTGCTCAGAGATTATCCTTCGCCCTTATCAGTTCTGCAATCTTACTGAGGTGGTGGTACGTGCAACAGATACTATTGACGATCTGGCACGAAAGGTACGATTGGCTACGATACTTGGTACGATCCAATCCACATACACCAAGTTTCCCTACTTGCGAAAAGTGTGGCAGAAAAATACAGAGGAAGAGAGGTTGCTTGGCGTGTCTCTTACAGGCATAATGGACAACCCTCTAATGACGGTAAAAAATGCAGGACTTGATAAAACTTTGCAGAGACTTCGTGAAGTGGCTGTTGATACAAACGCTGAGTGGGCTGCTAAACTTGGCATTACTCAATCTGTTGCTGTTTCTGCTGTTAAACCATCTGGAACAGTCTCGCAGCTTGTGGATTCAGCCAGTGGTATCCACGCCCGTCACTCACCCTATTACATCAGAACCGTTAGAGGAGATAACAAAGACCCACTAACACAGTTCATGATTGATCAGGGTATTCCTAATGAACCCTGTGTGTTCAAGGGTGACACGACTACAGTGTTTAGCTTCCCTATGAAGTCACCTGACAATGCGGTAACACGTAATGACATGACCGCAGTGGAGCAGCTAGAGACATGGTTGATGTACCAACGGCACTACTGTGAGCACAAACCAAGTGTGACTATCTCAGTTCGTGACAATGAATGGCTAGAGGTGGGTGCATTTGTGTACAAACACTTTGATGAAATGTCAGGTGTGTCATTCTTGCCACACTCAGATCACACCTATCAACAGGCACCCTATCAGGACTGCACTGAGCAAGAGTACAAAGACATGCTAGAGCAGATGCCACCACGCATTGATTGGGATAAGCTAGGTGAGTATGAGTCAGAGGATAACACCGTTGCTATGCAGACAATGGCATGTTCAGGTGACTCATGCGAAATCGTAGACCTAGTGTAGGTAACGTACCATCACCCTGCATTCTCGTATGCCGAATTGAAAACGGTGAATGTGCAGGGTGCAAAAGAACTATTGACGAAATCAGAGATTGGATTATAATGAGTGAATACGAACAAAAGAAACTGATACATGAATTAAAATGGAGGAAAGATGTACGTGATAATCACTCGTGATCAATGCAACTTCTGTGATGATGCAAAAGCATTGATGAAAGGAGCAGGAATAAACTATGTAGAATATAACATTCAATCAGGCAGTAGCAAATGGCTATTGTATTTATTAAAACGTTCAAGTATAACCACAGTACCACAGATATTCAACGACAAAGGAACGCATATCGGTGGCTACACAGAACTGAAGGAGTATCTAACATGACACCTACTCGTAAGCAATTTAGCCGTGCCTTGTACGCAGCCTATGACGCACCAGCAAAAGATAAGCTAGTGCAGTACTTAGAAAGTGCAGGACACACAGTCATAAACACAGAAGAGAACTATTCAGTTGATGTGGTATCTCAGAAAAAAGACTACACATACTTCAATGAGGCAGAGGTAAAGGTTGCATGGACAGGTGACTGGCCTACACACTGGGAAGACATTCGTATTCCTGAACGTAAGGGTAAGCTACTGACTAAGTATGAGGGGGAGAATGGTGTGCTTAACTTCTACATATTCCGTAAGGACATGAAGCAAGCATGGCGTATCAAGGACACTAGCCTGACACAGGATCGACTACGTGAAGCACGTGGACGTAACATCCTAAAGGGTGAACAGTTCTACCACATCCCATACACAGAAGCTGAACTAATCAATGTAGCATAGGAGGAATTACTATGAACACTAACACTAAAAGACTAACACGCAAAGAACGTGGCTTAGGTAAGTATGATGCGCCACTACGTATGCAATACGAGAAAGGCTATGGTGATTTTAAGAAGGGGAGATTGATGAATCCTTTTCACGAGGACACTATGCAGTTTCGTGAATGGAACAGAGGCTTTAACGTTGCATACTTTGAGCAGTTAAAGAAGGTAAAGGAATATGAAGCTAGAGGACGAGGCTAAGAAATTTATGGAACAGAAATATGAAAGCCTAAACTTTCGTTCTTATCAAGACATGGCAGCAGAGACTGCTGTGTACAAGAGTGAGCATCAAGTAATCTATCCTGCACTAGGATTGGCAGCAGAGGCAGGTGAAGTAGCCAACAAAGTAAAGAAGATTTTACGTGATGGTAACTTTAATCGTGAGGCTATCGCTGATGAGGTGGGGGATTGTTTATGGTACATTGCAGCACTGTGTCGTGATCTCAATGTAGACATGAAGGAACTAGCCAAGAATAACCTACGTAAGTTACATGATCGTAAAGCACGAGGGGTTATTCAAGGCAGTGGGGATACTCGCTAGTTACTGCTGTAAGCATCTTTGTATGCTTTAGCAATCTCAACTAAACGTTTTAGGTCATCCGAACTTAACGGATCGGGTGACTTACCGTAACGCTCTACGAAGTCAGTAGT